TTTAGTAGTATTTTGCGTAGAACTTAATTATTTTTGGTGAGTAACGTTTAAGTTTTGAATTAATATTTTCAGACGAAAGTTCTTTATCTTCTTCTTCAAGAATACTAATCACACCACTTACCATTTCTCTTTGAGCTTGGTCAGCCATATCCAATAACTCATCAAACGATTCATTGGTATCACTATACTTGTGTTCGTGAGCCAATCTTTCTTTACCCATATAAAGATATGGTGCCGCAGCAAACATATTGACAACACTAGACTCTCTAAGTTTATTCAAATATCTTTTTAAAAATAACATGTTAAAATGTTTCAATAAAAATGAATCATCAGATAAGTCACTTATCTGACTTTCTTGGATATTTCTGTTTTTCTTTCTTTCAATCATTTCATTAAAATCTTCTTCCTTCATCCACTTATCGTCATCTAACATATATAATGAACCACCCTTATCCCACTTAACTTTATATTGATTAAATCCACCACCTTTGTGAACACCCGTAAAAGTTCCTTTATCACCAAAAGATAATGTCGGCTCATCGGTCATATCAATTAAGACAATTCTGTCCCCTTCTTTCAATTTAGGATTTAATTTCAATTTCATATATTTATAAATATAATGAAATATTTAATATCTGAATCACAAAGAAAACTCTTATTTGAAGAAGTTAATGAACGTGTAAAAGAAGTTCAAGAAGACGGAATGGAATTTACCAAAAAAGTTGTCAATGACGTTCAAGAAAACACTTCACTTAATTTAAAGATGATGTTGACATGGGGAGCATCAATCGGAGGATTTATGGGTCCAGTTATGCAATTCTTAAATGGTCAATATCCTGAGTTAACACAAAAAGACGCATCATTAATTGCTGTTGGTATTGTTTCAGTTATCTTCTTTCAAGAAAAACCATTTGTTAAAAGTTTAATTGAAAAAATTAAAGAACAGGATTTAGAAGAAGCATTTAAAACAGGAGCGATGAAGGCAAATCAGTTGAAAACTGCATTAGTTGAATTCTTGAAAAGTTTGAATGTTATGACTTTCAGTATTTCAAACATGTTGAGTTACGCATTTCTTGTCCCAATCATACCTATGATTTACGATGCAGTTGCTGAAGGTGTGTGGGATATAAACGACGCTGAAATGTTAACAAAGTCACTTGTTTCATTCGGATTTATTACCATCTCAGGTAATTTCTTAAAAAGATTGATTGATACGGTAGTTAAAAGAATTCTTAAATAAAATCAATTTTGATTTTTAAATCATCCTTTCCTTTGAATATTCTGTGATAAGTTCCTTGTGGGATTAACAATACTTGTCCTTCAGTTAAATTGATTGGTAACTGATTATCCAATTGGAATTTCCACCCATTACCTTCCATTACTTCAACCAATCTATCTTCTCTATCACGATGCCATTGTAGTTCACCACTATCAACATCTGATTTGAAAACTCTAATCTTAGAAGTTTCTGTTAGTTGTCTATCTCTATACGGTTTCATATTACCAAAATCCAGGATAAGTTTTACCACCCCATAAATAACCAAAACGGTTCAAACGACATGCCCAATATCCGGCAGTCAATCTATCTTTCTTCTTAGAACACTGATGTCTCGCGGCAAATGATTTACGAGCTTTAGGGTTAGATACCTTAGCGGTTAATCCACCTTTAATATCACCAAATGAAATCTTCTTAACTCTACCTGTTGATGGGTTCTTTACATACACAACATATTTCTTTCCACCACCAGTGTTTCTTCTTGGTTTTCCAAGTTCAACTTTCTTACCGTTATACTCAGCCTCAGAAATAAATGATTCTTCCATAGGAGTATCCAAGTAAATAACTCTACCACTTGATAATCTAACCTGTGTTCCAAAATCAGATTCAATAAGTTCAACATCATCTTCGTTTAATTCAACCATTCCTTCGTAATATAACTCACGCGCTTCGTTAATAACATTAAAGAATTCTTGAGAACCAAATCTGAAGATATTATCATTCAATGGAACTTCATTTGTTATATGATAATTAAGGTGTTCTGAGATAAGTGGTTTTTCCACCGATTCTGTAAGAACTTTTTTGATAAGTTTTTTAATATTCATTTTTTACTTCGTAATAAGAAATACAACCCAAAGAATAATGCTGAAATACAATAGAAAATTCCTGTGGTAATCCAATAAGAACTTGTGTAGTCTAAAATTGCTTTGAACATTATGTCGAACCCTAGAGGATTGAAAAACATTGCGAGCATAAGGCAATAGGTTGCAACATTTTCCTTTAGAATTCGTTTCATTTTTGTCATTATCCATTAACGTGGGTTTAAAGTTTATGAACAAAGTTCATTTTATTTATAAATACGTATTTTTTTAAAAAAATTATATACTTATTGCTAAATAAATGAAATAATGGCAGCTAAAACAACTAAATCATCTAACTCAACGAAAGTTTCGTTTGGAGTTAAAAAATCAGGTAAATCTTCAAAGAAATTTACATCCAATAAAACAAGTAAGAATTACAAAAAACCTTACAAAGGACAAGGAAGATAAAATGAAAGAATACATTAAAAAACAAATCGGAAACATTAAACAGTTTTCGTTTGCCGAGATGACTTCCAATAGTTCAGGAAAGACATCAGGAAGTGGGACTGCGGGTCTTTATATCGTGTTTATCGGAGGTTTGACATTCCTTATGGGTTGTATCGATAAAATGTTTTTAAATAAGGATATTGACGTTATAACACAATCAATAATTCTTGTTGGAATCGGAGCAACTCTTTTAGGTTATAGAAAATCAAAAGATAATTCTGAAGAACCTAAGGTAGAAGAAGTAACCGAAACTACTGAAGAAAGTGAAACTATAAATTAGTTCCACCAACTTTCAATATTTTCACCCAATACTTTGAAAAGTAATTTCTTTGCCCTTTCGTGATTGTGTCTTCCGATATTCAAGGCAATTCTTGATTTAACTTCGTATGAAGTTAAGTCCTCGTTGTCTATTTTAAAAATATGATATTTTTTATCGGTAACAATTTTCTTATAAACCAATGGATATTTTTTGAAAAAATCATTTAAGTTTTCTTTTTTCAAACGTGTCTCCATATAATAACCACCCAATACATCTTCAATATCATCACCTGTTGGAACAAAGAAAAAATCTTTATCCTCGTAGTCCATATATTCCATTATATAAAACTCTTCCTGAACTTTTTCCATCAGTTTAACACACAACATCATCCTTTTAGCGTCAAGTTCTGAATTGACGTGAAATCCTTTTTCTTTAATGTACTTAGACTGTTTTTCTAACTTAAATTTGAATACCTCAAAAATATAATGGTCGTCCCAATCACGGTCTTTCCAAATCACAGGAAACCACTTAATTAAATTACCGACAGATGTAGAAAAGTTTCTAACGGGATTTTTAAAATATTTCCAAATAAAATCACTTAGTTTTTCTTTCATAATTCAAGAATTGTTTTCTTACTGATTAAACTTTTATTTAAAAAGACAATACTACAATCAAAGTCCAAAGAATATTTTATTAATTCTTCAGAATCTTGATACTTTTTAACATATAAATCAATCAGATTTTCGGCAGATTGAATTTGTCCAAAATGAGTTATTGAACCAATAACCTTACGTATCCATTGAAAGTCCCTATCCATAGGACAAATATACATAATCTTTCTTAATTATACAACAATGCGGTTAGTTGTGGATTACTTTTTTCATACATACGAATCATAATCCCTGCCTCAGAATTGGCATAGTTTTCTTGAGATATGGTGTTGAAACCTTGCAACTTAATATTTCTCTGACGAGCAAACTCATGTACCCACTCGTGAGCAATAGTTCTTAATATGTCAATCAACATTCTACCACCAGCAAGAACTTTAATTCTACCAAGTATTTCACTACCTGTAGTCATCTTACCAAAACGTTCACCCATAAGTTGGATGTCAACGTCTTTCTTAAGTGGAGAGTTTTTTTGGCAAAATCTCAAGAAGTCCTGAATAACATTTATCTGTTCAGAACCAAGTCCACTAGATTTATCATACAAATTTACTTTCATCTTAACAATAAATATCTTATATTTCTTTTGTATATATAATTATGAAAAAGAGTTTCTTTGAAAAAGTCCTAAATAAAACGAATAAAAAAGACATCGACCAATGGTTTGGTGAAAATTCCGAAATCAAAGTTACGGAGTTTTCTCATTCAATTAGTCAAAAAAGAAACATTTTATCTATAAAATTATATCCAACAAATTATGAATACGCAATTGAACTTTTTCCAGAAGGTTTGGAAATTCTTGTCTTACATACTGTCAAAATTCTTTCACTTCCTGAGGATTATATATTAACAACATCAATAGAACATTAAAATTATGGCACATCCAATAATCCACGCAAAATCATCTGCAAAAAAATTAGGAGGTAAATGGGAAGATTATATCCATCTACACGAATGGTTAGACGAAACAAAGGCGTGGTACGGACATTCATTACACAGAATGTTTAGACATCACTCTGAAGGTATATTTGAAATGGAACAAAAATTTGGACCTGAATTTAAGAACAGTGACGGAAAAACGGTATACACCCGTTATGTCGGCGAACAACATGTAATGGAAGATTGTAACGGATACATACCTTCGGCAAAAGAATGGGTGTTAGCTTTAGAAAATAAACAAAGACCTTTATGGATGATTAAAACCATGAAGTTAGAAATTGATGATTGATATTTATTACTATGAAAGAATTATTTAAAAATCCAGAACTTGTAAAAAAATTTAAACTACTCCATTACATCTTATTAAGTAATGGTATGATATATGTTGAAAACGACATCTACATTGGTCATGATGGAGATATTGATTATTACTTTAATCCTTACACTAATAAAGGTAGTGCTACTCCAGTATTACCTGATAGTATGTTAGTTTTTTTAGACACGTTTTTTGAAACTTTAAAAGATAATGTTCTTGATTTATTGGAATCTGGCGGTGACCAAAGGGGTAGAGTAACATTTAAATACAGTACATATAATAAAAAATTTACTATTGATGAAACCATATTTGCAATGGATTTTGAATCATCTGTAGGAGAGTTTGAAGTTGACGAAAAAGAATTACTTGAAGACATGACCAAATGGAGAGAAGAGAGAATAATGGAAATTAAAATTGACTTCAACGGTTCAGGTGATTCAGGTTATATTGATGAGATTGGATATTGTAAGGATAGTAATGGAAGAGTTGATATACCTGCGGTATGGGAAGACAAATTATATAATATTCTAGAAAATAACCATGGTGGATGGGAAATAAATGAAGGTTCAGAAGGAACGTTCACAATTAATAATACCGAAGAAAAAATAGAATTAGATTTTCGTATGAATGTTGAGACAGAATCTACTGGTTATGAATTCGAACACCAGTTTGAATTTTAATAAACCTGAATAGTTCTTTGCGGTCTGTCATCACCAAAGTCAGGACAGAAATAAGTATTGTTACCATCGTGGTAAATTGTTCCACCAACACCATTAGGAATTTTGTGTTTTTCATGGAACTTTTCATCCAAATCAATTTGGTAGTTTCCATCATGAATTAAAAAACATAAGTTTTCATAACCACACTTATATTGTTGGTCTTTGTTTTTATGTTTCATAAACTCGTCAAAAGACATTACGTATCTTGCGTCTTCGTTAATATATCTTTTAACGATAAATTCTAATTGGTTTTCTGTAATAATAAACTTTTTCATATCTTATAAATATTAGGGTTAAGAATAAATTCCTTTATACATGTTTGATTCTTTTTCACGTCTTGGTTTGTGACCGGGTTGTATAATATTTTCAGTTCTTAAAATTTCCGCAGCCTTTTCATGATTACCCAATTTTGTTTGTTGAATAAATTTTGATTTTAAAAGTCCTCCACAACCTGAATTAAATGTGTATGAAACTAAAGCGTCAAATTGTCCCTGAGTTAACTTATAAGTCTGTAAACCCTCAGCTTTCCACCTATCAAGCATTCTATTTACACAACCAGTATTTTCTTCAATGTCCTTATTAAATAAATCTTCAGCAACATTGTCTGTTATTTTTTTATATGATTTATCAACATCTTCACCATAATGTCCCCATCCTACAGTATCATGTTTTTCACCAGGTATTCTGTAACTGGACAAAACAGGTTCACACCTTTGTTTTTTATCACCTTCACTACATTTAATAAATTGTTTTAATTTATTTGAAACTGTTCTTACTTCAACATTATTTGAATTTGATGACTTTTCTGATGACTTTTCTTTTGCAATTTTTGCAATTTTTTTAGCACCATCTTTAACTGAGTCAACAACACCTCCTGAATTTGGTTTCATTTGGTCTTTTGGTTGCCCCATAGATGACCATGTATCCATGAAATTTGGTTCTTGTTTTGATGGTTGCATACCACTTATTTTTCTGATATCATCAAAAACTGATTGTTCATTAATATTTGGTCTTAAAACCGTCATAGCCTCAGGGAAGTCTTTGTTTAAAACATCCTCATCCTTATTTGTATAAGGAATATTCTGTAAAACGTATCTGATTGAGTTTAGACCTGAAATCTTTTTATCGTTAGAGTCCAAAACAACCCACGGATGGTTTACTGTTGATGTCTTATCAAAAAGTTTTTGTTTATACTCTGTAAACTTTTCCCATACATCTTGCATCTTCTCATCATTTTCAGAATATTTCCAATATTTCAATGGTGACTTCTGTCTGAAATCAAATCTTTTAGCTTGAGTTTCCTTATCTATTGAGAACCATAATTTGAATAAGTAATCCCCATCAACAACCAATGATTCTTCAAAGTCCTGTACGTTATCCATAAAGTCTTCATACTCTTCTGACGAACCGTAACCCATAACAGGTTCAACTAAACCTCTATTATACCAACTTCTATCAAAGAAGTTTATCTTACCTCTTTCAATTTGATTACTATATCTATCCCACCAGTTCTTTCTTTCGTCAGGTGTTGGAATACCAAGAGCAATAACTTTATAATATCTTGGATTTAAATTTTCAGTGAATTTCTTAATTGTTGAACCTTTACCTGCCGAGTCTCTTCCTTCAAAAACAATAATAACAGTCTTACCTGTTTGTTTTAACCACTCCTGTAATTTTAAAAGTTCAACCTGTAAGAAAAATATTTCTTTCTTATAAATGTCTTTATCTAAAATTGATGGTTCCTCTTCAGGACTAACAACTTCTTTTTTAGTTTTTCTTTTTTCTAATGATTTAGTTAGTTGTTTGAAAAATTCAAAAAT